ACATCTGCTCCATTATAAGCACCAACTAAAAAGTAATTAGAGTTAAAGTCCTCAACAAAAACGTGAGGATTTCCTTTTGCTACGTCTTGCAACTCAGCTTGAGTCTCTTTGTCTAACTTTTGTAATTGAATGTTTACGTTTTGGTCGTAATAGACCGTTCCGTTTTCAGCAGAAGCCGTAATCGTTTCTTCCATTCCAGAAGAACCAGGCTTTACCAAGTATTTATAGGCTGCAGGAGTAGTGCTAATAGCAGTAACTTCTGCTCCAGTAACTGATAAGTTACCTAAAGTACCAAAGTCTGCTAAAATTATGCTCTTAATCCCTCCAACGGATTTAATACAAGGTAAGTTTCTACCTTTTGCTAATATTGTACAACTCATATTTATATGTTTTATAAAAAAAAAGGGCAAGTAGGTTTTCCCCACCTACCCTAATTTTTTGATTAATTTAATTTATTAAGAATAAACTACGATGTCTGAAGGAATACCATAGTTTACAGCACCACTAAATCGACAGATAATTCTACAATTTGCACTTCCGTCTAAATCACTCATATCGAGCAACTTCACTTCATTCATATTTCCAACTAGCGATGTGCCGAAATAAATATTTGACTTCTGAGCTGCAAACATACTGTTATCATTCATTCCAGGACAAACAAATACTTTAACTCCGTCAAAAGATAAAGAACCGTTATTCCACCACATAGTTCCCATTCCGTTTACACCATTAGCTCCTAGTCCTGCTGCTCCAAATCCTCCAAGAGAACGAACATAAGCTCTAGCTACATTTTGAGAAACGTATAAAAATAGGTCTTCCTTGCCATAAAGGGCAGAAGGAATTTCATCTATAACTTTCCCCATTTCAGCAATTACGTTAGCTGAAGTTACTGCTCCTGCTGCAATTTTTTGAGCTGCAGGAATATCAGCGTCTGCTGCCGATAATGTAATTAATCCTGCATACTCTCCATTAACTCCTGCAGTTCCTCTCCATAGAGTCTGCTCTGTTTTTTGAGCAATTTCTGCTGCAACGTGAGCTAGAATAAAGTCACTAAAAGCAGGAGGAAGATTTTTAAATCCAGAGAATCCCATACTTTGCGCTTCCCAGTCAGATAAAAAGTCTGACTTACATACTTGTAGGTTAACCTGTAAGTTAGATGGCTCTAAAGTTCTTTCTGTTAGAGTAATTGATGAATTTGGATTAAAGTCGCAAGTAGCGTCTGAAACTAAACTACCAGTATCTACTTTCTTCAATACTTCTTTGTAGTTAATATTTGGTTTTACTGTGATACCACCGTCATTAATTGTACTTGCTGAAAGCAAAGCTGCCGCAATATATTGATTTGCGAACTCCCCGCTATAGCTTGTAGTAATCGAAGTAGTAGTACCTAATTTAATATTTCTTTTCATTTTCTTATTTTATTTATTTATTAATTATTATGCTTCTGAAGCCCATATTCCGACTCCGCCTACAATGTACCATTTTGTTAATGCTACGGCTCTTATGATAACGTAGTCTCCATTATTAGCAGTAGCTTTTGTATTTACAAAATCTTTATCTACTACTCCACTTGCTACAGAATCTGCTGCAGCGTTAGCGATTGAACCGTTAATGCCGTCAGATGAGTGAGGGCTTAACGTGATTGTGTTGTTACCGTCTGCTCCTGTATTTCTAAATAAATAAGTTAATCCTAAATTTTCAGAATGAATCTGAGGTAAAGAAATAACTAAAGCGTCAGTAGCTACGTTTTGGTCTACTCCTGCGTCTCCTGCAGGAATTGATAATGACGCAGAAATAGTATTTTGTGATACTTGAACTTTAACGTCATCGTTACTAGTGTGTATAAATGTACTCATTGTTTTTATTATTATTTTTTAATTTGACTTATTTTATGTAAGACTCTATCCAATGTAGTTTCTGGTCTGTTTTGACCATATAGGAAAGTGTCATTCTTTTTTGGAGGTGCAGAAGATAAAGGTTTTCTTGACGCAGTTTTAGACATTTTTTCTTTTACTTTGTCTACTTCTCCATACTTCTTTTTAAGTTCTTCTACTTCCTCTTTTACTTCCTCGATAATTGGCGATACAACCTCTACAACTGCAGCAATTATATCTCCAACTTCTGGAGCTACTTCTTCAGGTACTTCAACAATTACTTCTTCTTCTAGGTCTTCTTTTATGTCCTCTTTTTCATCTTTAATTCCGTCCTTGTACCCTTCTTCTTCAGCTTCAGGTATAGTTTCAAGTCTTAACTCGTCTATCATACCATCTTCTTTTACGACTAATACTCTACCATCTTCGATAGTGTATTCGCCACTCGGTAGAGGAACTCTCTCGTCTTCGTCAGTTACAATAAAAACGCTTTCTCCTTTTTCGTAAGAGTCTGCGAAAATTCTTGTACCGTTATCCAAGATAAGTTCTTCTAGCTCAACCTGAACTCCTAAGAGTGTGTTGATCTTTTTTAACATTTCACTTGCTTTCATTATTTATTATTTAATTATTAATGTTTATTATTATTCTGCTATTGTAAACGCACCGTTTATTCTATTAAAATTCTCGTCATATTCTCTGTATTGGTTTTGCATATCTAAAAGAAGTAAATCTCCATAATTATAAGTTTCGTTATTATTAGGGTCAATACCTAACTCATTTGATAACTCTTCGTAAGCATTTAATCTAGTTTCTAAAAGGTCTATTTTATCTTTTAATTCAAAAAAGTCAGCGTCTAAACTTTGATAGTCTGTATAGAAATTTTCTTTTTTAACTTCTAGTTCACTATTTAGATTAATTAACTCATCTGCTCTTTCTAAGACATCCCCTAAAACTGCTATTTCAGAAATTTGTTCCGCTTGATCTACAGCACTATCTAAGTCGTCTATAGCAGCTAGTTCTAATTTGTTTTCTGCTTTTAAAATAGCGAAAACTCCGTTGTCTTCAGAGTATAACTTATTAAGTATGTTTTTTAATGCGTTCATATTACGGTGCAAATCTTTCGAATCTATCTTTGTTTTCTTGAAATATTTTATCTAGTTCTTCTATTTCTTTTATTAATCTTAAATGTTCATCGTACTGGTCGTAAACTTCCTGAGGAGCTAAACCTAATTCTTCTGCTTTTAAAGCAATTTCATTTAAAAGGTCTTCGTCATTTTGTACGTCAAAATAAGAAACTTGGTTTCCTGCTCCAAAATTAAACACATCATTTAAGACATAGAAAGCATCTCTGTATTTTTCGTAATTTTCTTCAAACCAGTCAGTACTTAAATAACTCAAATTACTTACTTCGTCTTCTAAAGAGGACAAATCATCATAAAGAAAATTATCTATTAGTCCTAAGTCTACTTTTTTAGAAAGTTCTCTTTTTTTGTTTTCTTTTAATAAGTCAAATACTTTTTGTTTTGTGTTCATATTTATACTGATTTTGATTCTCTTAAAAATTCTTCTCCTTGACTTGCAAACTCAGCTAATAAAGCTCGTCCTTCCTCAATTAATGTTTTATGTTCAAAATATTCAGGATAAACTTGAGTTACTTCTATACCTAACTCATCTGCAGCTTCTTTAATTTTATCTAAAACTGCTTCGTCAGTATTAAAATCTACCTCAGTAGGAAAGGGCTCTGCTCGTTGAAAATATATTGCATAAATGTCTCTTCCTATATCAAACCATTGATCAAATTTTTCAGGAAACCACTCATTAACATTATAGCTTAAACCGCTAACCTGTTCTTCTAACTCATTATATTGACCAAAGCTAAAATCGTCTAATAAACTTAAATCTACTTTTTTAGAAAGATTTTCTTTTCTACTGTTTTTTAGTTTATTTAAAACTACTTGGTTTAATTTAATTGCCATATTTTTCTTTTATATATCCACAAATTTTAGGAGCAGCCTCAGCTCCATATCTTTCAGTTTGTTCTGCTATACATTCGTCCCAAGGATATTCTTCTAGATTAACCTCTTTACCGATTTGTCTTAAAATTAGAGGGAAGTTTAAATTGTCCTTAAACAATTTTTCTGTAATCCTGTTTAGCTCATTCATACCTATTTAACAACTATAAAAATTATTTTGCATTTTTAAGTTATACGAGTAATAACTCCAATACCTTGAGCCCATAGTGAGCCATCGCAGCACTCTCTAGAGTAAGTGTTTTCGTCTTTACAATAACAGGCTCTAGAACTACTAGAAGGACTAGCAGGATTCCAACGATCTCTATAAGGCATAGCTTGACTTCGCCTATTCATTTTATTAGTTCTTTTTCTTACTGGCATTTATTAATAGTTTTTTGATTTTTAATAATTTTACTCCTGCAGAAATTTCTGAATTTAGATTGTCTTTAATTTTTTCTTTAGGTCTTTCTTCACGATCTAAGAAAAATCCCTCTATACTAAACCCTTTAACTTCTCCACTCTTTACAAAGTCTTGCCAAATCTCATCATTATTTACTTTTACAGCTCCCATCCAAGTTCCTATAGGAACATTCATTCCGTATAAAGCAGTTTTATCTTTTTCTTTGTCTTCTACTATCCAGGACTCTACTAAAGTGAGTCCGTCAATATCGAACTTGTGTTCTAGTGTAGCATTGTTTTGTTTTCCTTTTTGAAGAAATAACTCACTAGCTTTCTTTACAGTTTCTTTTGAGAAGTATATGTAATACTCCTCTTTTCCTTCTTTTCTATAAATAGTTTTATTAGGAATTAATAAAGCACCCATTAGGATTTTTTTGTCATCGTCTATGGACTTTAGCTTTATTTCTTTTTGGTCGTTTAAGGCTACGAAGTTTTCTTCTATAGCAGGACTTTCTACGATACTGATTGCATCAATACCTGCGTACTCGTCTTCTTCGTCTATAATCAATTCTACTATTTTCATACTTATATAACGTTTTAATTATTTATTTTGTTTTTATCCTATAGTTGCTCCTTGTACTATATTACGATCTAGACTTTGAGCAGTAGTTACATCGTTACTTACTACAAAGGCTCTTATAGGCTCTTGAGTTTGTCCTGTTATAGCTTCTGTTAATTGGTTAGTGTCATTTTGTCCTACAATATTAAAAGCAGGAGGGGTAAATGTAGGCTTTTGAGGAGTTGTACTAGAACCTGAAGCAGAACCTCCAACACTAGCAGCAACTTTTTTAGTAGATTTAACTGCACTTATAATTCCTCCTATAACACCTGCAGCAGTTGCTCCGTAAGCAATTAAAGGTAAAATAGCTTTTGGAAAACCTAACTTTAAAGTTTCTCCTAAACCACTTGCTACGGCTTCTCCACCTTTAGCAGCGTCTAAGTTTGCTTCTGCCATTGTTATACTAGCTTTGTTTTTTAATGCTCCTATATCAATTAAAAATGCTTTAGCAGCAATTAATTGTTTTGCTAATAAAGCAGCCTTACCTAGTTTAGTTTCTTCTCCAAATAATCGAGCTGTATTATCTAAAGTATCTGTAGCAAAGTCTCTTTGTTTTTGTTGTAGCTCTAACTCAGCATCTAATAGTTCTTGTTTATCTTTTATATTTTTATCTTTTATTGCTTGAGCTTTTGCTTCGTCTTCTTCGTCAAATTCTGCTTGTTTTTCTAATAACTTTTCTCTTTTAGCATCCATTAATGCTAACTCAGTTTCTTCTGTTATTTCTCCTGCTAAAGTTAAATCAAATATTAAATCTTCATAGTGCTTATTTATATCAGCTCTTTCTTTTGCTCTTTTTTCTTCTTTAGTTATTGTAAGAGCATCGTCAATTCTTTCTTCTAGTTTAGCTAAATTTTTTATATCGTCTAGTTCTTTTTGTTTAGCATCTAGTCTTTTCTTTTTAGCTTCTGCCTCTTTTGCTTCAATGTCTTTTATAGCTTTCTCTTTTCTATTAGTTTCTTCTTTATCTAATCTAGCTAACTTTTGATCTATACTTAATGATTTAGATTTTAATTTATTTATTTCGTCTAGTTTTGCTTTTTGTTCCTCGCTCCCATCATTTTGAAATTTAATTAAATTGTTAATTCCTTTTTGAGTATTAAAAACCATATTAAAACCAACATTTAAATTTTCCATAAACGTTAATTTTTGATCGTCAAGTTTTTGTTGTTCTAATTGTTCTTGTCTTCTTTCAATTTCCTTATTTAAAATTTCTTGTTGTATAACAAGTTCTTTACGTAATTGTAAAACTAAATGTTCAGCATCTTCTCCTCTTAATTTTGCTATATCAATTTGTTGTTCTAATATCCCTAGACTTTGATCTAATAATTGTACTGTACGATCTGCTTTGTCATTTAATTTTTGTTGTTCTTCAGAAGCTCCTGTAATAAAATCTACTATATCGTCCCAGTACGTGACTACTAGACCGAGAGCCACTACAAACGCACCAATTCCTGTAGCTATCAATGCAGTTCTCATTCCTTTAAAACTTTTTGATAACCCTTTAACCGCTACTATACCTTGAGATACACCTTTTTGAAATCTTTTAAAAGAAGTAACAGCTCCTCCTGTAGCTTTATCTAATAAAGCAACTGCGTCTCTGTTTTCATCTGTAGTTTCATTAAAAGCATTTAAAGCATCTTGTACTCCAGTTATTTCTTTTTGTGCTTCTTCAGCTCCCTCTACTTTTATTTTTTGGACTGTAGTTCCCATTTTATTTCTTTTTTTAATTTGTTTTTAACGTCTCTAAAATTTGTAGTTAGTTTTTTTGAACCTTGAGCAAACCTAATATTTTCAGTTTCTCCATTTGCATATTTTAGTAATTCTATTATTTTTTTTATCATAATTTTATTTTAAGGGAAAACACAACTTATTGCTGTTATTGCTCCGCTTGAGTTAAGTGTCATACTCATTACGCTTCCATTATTAGGACAATGAGTTGTAGTCTGGGCTGTTCCTGCCTGGTCATAAGTTCCTGCTCCTAAAGTAATAGTTAATTCTACGTCTGAATAAATTACATCCCCTATTTTTAAATTTTCTGCATTTCCAATATTTGATTGATAGTAAACATCTCTAGCTACGTTTTGAAAACTTACGCTAGTAAGAACTAAATAAGTTTGAGAAAAATCGTTTAATAATTCTATATCGCTTTCTCCAGTTTGTAAATTAGTTTGTATAGTGTTTATGTTAAAAGTTCTATTATTAATTACAAGTATATCGCTTAGTTTTAATTTGTATAATATCTTTAAAGGTAAAAACGCTTTAATATTAATAAGCCTTCTATTAATATCAAAAATACTTCTTATGTATTCTCTATAATAATTATTAAATAAAGTACCACTAAAATTTTCGCTAGGACTATACTCGTTAGTTTCTTGATAAAAATTAATATTACTGGTGCTAGTTGCTGTACTAGTACTAACACTATTAGAAGGAATATAATATTGAGTAATTGGAGTATGAGTTGTAGTAGATTCTCTAAATGATATTTGTTTATAATTTGCAGAATTACTATCAATAAAAACAGGATAAAACAATAAAGGTTTTCCGTAATAAGCATCTTGGTTATCGTCTACGAAATAACCATATTGAGCTGAAGTTTTTCCAGTAATAGCAGTTAAAGTAGGATTTGCGTCTACTAGTCTTTCAAACATAACGTGTTCAAATGGAATCTTAATACTATAAGTTTGATTATTCCCATCAAAAGAATCTCCGTTAGTAGTGTTATCTCCAGTAAAATTTGTAGCTCCCCACACCTTACCAGTTAATTGATCGTATTGTTTAGCTAAAAAAGTTTCTGTTCCTTCATAACCAAAACTAATTTGTCTATAAGGTAAAGCTGCGTCAACAGTTTTATTTTTGACATCTACATATTCTGAAATATCATATATATTAAAATCACTATAAAAGTCATCTAAAGCCTGTACTCTTATTTTTCCTACATCTGCGTCCGCAGGGTCTTCTACTACATAAGCCGTAAGATTAAACATTTGAAATATAGACGTAAGGAAGTCTAGTATTTTCATTTCAGGAATCTGTTGACTTATAATGAATCTAAAAGTTGCTGTAGCATTAAACGAGGTTGTTGTAGGATAGTCTTCAGTCCAGGGAGTTCCATTAAATATACCTGACAAAAACCATTTAACTTCTGAGAAAGTTATAGTAACTCCTGTTCCTACAAATATAGTTACAGTATAGGCTGCCTCATCCATTATAGGCATATCTGCTTTAGTTAAAGTCTGTGTTCCTTGTAAATTACTATGAGTAGACCAGACTACACCATTTCTATAAATAATAACATCGTAAGGGTCAGTAGAGTTAGAAGTAGTAAATTTAATACTTTGTGTAATAGTAGGTAAAGAAGTATTAGGACAAGAAGCACTAGCATAAGGATTACAAGAACTATAAACTTCTAAAGTTGTTCCTCCTAACATTGTAGTTCGTTGTTGGGCTAAATCAAAATCAGTTACTGGAGTAGGGAAACTTTGTGTTTGTTCTGCAGGTTCTACGCTTCCTTTTTTTCTGTGCAACCACATAAACAAATTATAATAAGACGTATTGTTAGTATTAAAGAAATCGTCTGTAAAAGTTATTCCATAGTTTGCGTTAGCTTCTATAGCTTCAATTATTTTATGTATTCTAATAGCATATTTTAAATCAGAATATAAAACACCGTGGTCGTGATTACTTCCTGTATGATAAAATAAATTTCCTGTTCCGTTAGTATGAGCAGAAGTAGCACTATTATAAAAAAGCCTAGAAGGATTTAAATCGTCATCTTCATTACTTGCTCCTGACGTTATAAGAGGAGCAACTATATGATTAGATATATTTTGTAGTCTAGCTTTAACAGTAGTCATATTATAATCTAAATCGAAAGCAGTTAAATTTAATTCTTGTAATTTAGCTTCTCCTAAAGAATCTTTTAAGCTGACTGTATTTCCATAGAATACTATGCGATAAGCATAAGGACTATTTAATTGTAAATCTACTCCCTCTAATTTAACAAAGCCTTCTTTAAATGTTATATTGTTTAATTGTATTTCTGCAGAAGTTTTAAATCTAGCATCGTAAAAGTTAGTAGAAATATCGTAATTGTAGTAATGCTTAAATATAAGATTGTTAGTTTTTGAAGCAGGAATAGTAAAGTCTTTAGTAAATTCTACAAATATTTTAGCAGGGTCTTTTATGTTTTGTATAGTTTGGTTAAGAGTTACCGTCTCATCTTTAAAAAGATCGACTCTTTGACCTCCAATATATAATTGTAGTTTTTGCATTATCTAACATTATTTATATAATCGTAAGACATATCGAACTCAAAAGTATAGTCTATAAGTTTATTGTTTAATACTGTCTTTTCTACTATGTTGTTTTTCTTTACGTTTACTGGCACTACTTCATTTGAACTAGGATTTGTCGGTACTGGTCTAGTAAGCCAGACTTGTTCAGAAAGTAATAACTGCTCAAACCATTGGTTAGCCCATTCAGGATAAAAACCAGAACTAAGAACTATATTAGTATTTGCTACAGTATTATAAACTTGTTTAGTGTGAGTGTTTACGTTATACGTTCCTGTAGATGAAATAATATTTCTTTGAAACTGATCTTGTTTTTTATTAGTAGTGTTTTGAGATTTAAGGAAAAACCAAATATCTTGTAGAGCTCCAAACTTATTTACAAATGTAACTTTATGTCCGTCTCCGTATTTAGTACAGTCGACTCTTTCTATATTCATTTTTACTCCTGCAGGACTTCCTGTTATTTCGACATCTGAAGCTCCATAGCTTTGATAACCCATAGTTTCATTAGCAATTATATAAGGAACTGAACCTGCTGTAGAGTTAGGTACATAAATATAATATTCATTATTAACTGTAGTATGGTTAGGGTCTCCACTTATTAACCAAGTAGGACGAGAACCAAAAGGAACTACAGGATTACTACCCTCCATAAAAGTTCCGTAACCATCATAACCTATGTCAGTAAAAGTAGAACCATTAATTAATGCGTCTGCACTAGTGTAAGCATTTACTACTGTAGATATAGTAATAGTTTTTGCGGTATAAGTACCGTTAAAAGTAATATCTAAATAATCCCTACAAAGCTCAGAAATTTCAAATAAGACTGTAGCTGAGGGACTAGTATTTTTTCTTAATACATATTGAGGACTACCTGCTCCGTCTATAGTAATTGAACAAGTTGTATAAGCTGCATTTGCTCCTGCAGTTATTGTTTTATATTGGGGACTTCTTAAGGCTATTGCTGACATTTAATCTGGTATTTTTACTATTATTTCAGTTGGTTCTTTAGCGTCAGATAAAGCTATTTCTATGTCTTTACCTAATGCTTCTTCTAGTTCTATTTCTAATTGTTTTAAATATTTTTGTAAAGGTTTATCAAAAAAATAACTAGGTTTTAAACCAGTTAAGTATATGCTCCTAGTAATTAAAAAGACCATAGATTTTCTAGGAATAAATCTTCCTAAGTCATCTCTGACATTACTTAGTCCAGGCTTTCTGACTACCCATTTATCTATTGCTCCTCTTAATCCACCTTTACGTCCAGAACCTGAGCCAAACTTATAAGGGCTCATAGGAGCTTTATTATAACGAGATATAGAGTTAGGAGGCATTCTAGAAGGAGCTGCACCTTGAACTCCTAGATCATAAAAATTAGCATAATTTGTTCCTAGAAAATCAATTTCAATATTATCAGATTCTCCTTTTATTTCATAATTTAAACTATTGTATAATTCTCCATTAGCATTATTAGAATCTGCTAAATTATCTTTAGCTTCAGAAACTACATTTAAAGCAAAGGCTGTTAATATTTTATTAACTTCGGCTAACATATATAAATATCATTTTCTACAGTTATGTTTACATTCATAGCGAATCCTACTAATTCGTTTTCGAATCTGTCAAAAAAAGGTTCAAAAGTTACGTCAGTACTAATTTGGTACATATCATTAAATAAAGTTCCAGACCTCATTTGTTCTACAAGTCTATTGCCTACTCCTAGTTGAGTGTTTAGTATATCCATTTCATCTGTATTTCCAGTAAATTGATCTACTACTACAGCTTTGTTGACATCTATTATATCCATTAAAAGAATAGTCATATTGTATGTCATTACTTGTCCGCTTTGAACTACGTTATTCATTATAATATGAGACAAAGGAAATATAGTTTGCTTTCTTAAATCTACTTGAGATATGTCTCCAAATGTAACTGTCTTTACAAAAGGGCTTTTTAAAAGCTCCTCTTCTAGTTTAGACATTATTAAATAATAACTTCTTATTCCTCTTTTATTGCTCATTTTATTATTTCTTTTTAATTCTAGATAATTGTATATTTCCTTTTTCTTTTATATACTCCAAAGCACTTAAACATTTATGGAAATTAATTTTTGTAACCTCATCTATTTTAGTGATGTCTTCGTTTGCAAGTCTCCAGAGGGAGTGATACCAACCGTACTTAACATCAAAGTTAGCTTCTCTTGTAAGATTGGGCTCTCCTGATTCTTCAAAGAGTTCCTCATAACTGACACCAAGTCTCTTTCTAAATTCCAAAAAAAAAGCATACAACCCATTACTAAATTAAGAGGCATACGTTTCATTACTTCCCAGTAAGTGTCTCCTTTATACTCATCTATTTCATAACTCCCTTTATAGTTCTGGAGCACAGGTCTATATAAAACTGCCATAGCTCTATGCATAGTTTCCCAGTCTGTAATATAAGTATCTACGTCTACATATTCTCCAAAAGTCATATCGTCTAACTGCGGAATAAAACCAAATTCAATTTCTTTAAATTTCCACCTTGCTATAAGATTAGGTTTTTCATTTAGAGCTATATTTATTTTTTCACATATATTAAAAACGTCACTCATTTTTAATTGTAGGCTATGATCTTCAGGAAGACCACAAAATATTTCTAGCATCTTTATTGCTATAGTTTCTTCTGACAATTTTTCGTCAGTACATTCTTTAAGAAATTTCTGATATTGCTCTAAAGTAATATCTTGCATTCTAGTAGGTACGTTTACTTTTAATTCCATATACTTATATAACGTTAATTTTAAATTTTTTCACAAAAAAAAAGGGCAGACTTTCATCTACCCTAATTTAAACAACTTATCTAAACTAACCAATTATTATGAAATACAAAACGATTATACCAAAAATTATAAAACTCGCTTTTAAAACTTGATAAGATGTTCCTTCTTGTCTAGGGCTTCTACCCTGGTTGCTTCTATACTGACGCATAACTCTTTTTTTATTTTTATCAAACCATTCCTTTTCAGTCATTACTATAGGAATAACATATTAAAAATATTATACAGTAGTTTACTTAAAGCCATTACAGTTATAATCATAAAAGCTGTAGAAAATGCTATAGTACTAAATTGAATTATTAGCCCTGCATAAAAACTAATAAAGTTGTCTAATTTCTCTTTTGTCATAGTTTATTTTTTATAGTTTGTTTTGTTAATTATATTTCCTTCTAGATCAACTATAGTATATCCTTGAGCTGCTAAAAGTCTTATAGCTTTATTTTGTTCTTTAGCTCGTTCCTGGATTCTATAGGTTTCGAATATTTCATTTGTTATTGACATAATTATTTATTTAAGTTAATGGGACGCCTCATGCGTCCCTTATTGTTTTCTTTTGTATTAATTTAGATAATTGAGTTTCTGCAATGTCTTGAGCCCACTCTAAATTATTTAAAAGTGTGTCTAGTTGTTCAATAGACATTTTATATATGTCTGTTGAAGTAACGCAAATAAAATTTCCTTTTGAGTGTAGATGTTGTCCTGCTAATCTTTCTAATGCGTCTTGTTGTTCAAATTGTTTTTCTGTCATTTTTTTAGTGTTAACTCAGGAAGACCCCACTTATTATATGTTAACTGAAAGTCAAAGTCATAACCGCAGAACTCACATATAAAGTTGTCTGGGTCATTTAGTTTCTTACAGTTATCACATTCTATAGGTTTCATTACTAAGTTTTAAATTAAAGGGATTTTGATTTGTCTGTGAGTAGGTGCTCCCTGTTTACACCCTTTTGCTATTCTAGGATAGCTCCTTAGTTGCCTCGTTAGGTTTCGCTTTGACCTTTTACTTGCTAGACCACTCTGCATATTTTGAGAGTTTTACTTTAACAACATTATAAAGTTACTAAAAGTTTTTCACAATTCCAAATACTTATACAATATCTACTCTACCGCATTTAGGACAGTAGAAATAAAAACCATTTTGTAATGAGCCTGTAGGAGTCATTTGTATTTCGCAAACCTTACAAGTTTTACCTGATTGCATATTTTCCATAATTAGGTCTAGCTAGTTTATTATAGATTCCGTAACGGAGGCTATCGCAAAAATGATTGAACTTATCTTCAGGTTGGTTAAGGATATTTCCGTTCTTGTCTTCTTTCCATTTATAATTACGAAACTCCTTAATAGCGTTTTGGCTTTTCTTAGTTATGTGTATAGTATATCGCTTTAACATATCGATTCCTATATTGACTGAATCTCTGCCTTTCGTGCTCGGTTTAATATTCCAACCGTATCTATAGAGCTCATCGATTGTTTTCGGTTCTGCG